AAAAATAAAAATACCTCTTTTTTCTGTAATTTTAAGTCAAGCGCCGGATTTTACATAAAAGTAAAACCCTTATCATATCACTAAAACCTTGAAGAAATCTAAATTTACACTTAGTCAAAAACTTTTGTATAATCAATAGTTTTCAATAATTTAAAAGTAATTTTAAAGATTCAATATTTTTGAAAAGTGCCGAAATGGAACCCTACAAATTTTTAACTGGATGTATTATTTTTTTTGATTCATTTGAGACATTAAAGTTTCAGCAAATTTAAGATCTGTATTTATCACTTTATCTATTCTATATATGACTCCTGAATTATCCCCTACATTTGCCGTTCCACCTTCAGGATCTAAAATCTCTGTTTTAATAGATGTAATAGTCTTTTTACGAGTTGCTGTAAATACAGCTCCCCCACCATCATATGATATGAAATCATTTGCTCCATTATATTTTCCAACTATCGCCATGGTCTGTAAGGGATTCGCCAATTGATAATAATTTGCTGAATCTAATATATCACTATTTATGAGAAAATATCCTTTGAGAATTTTTCTAGGCAATTGATTCGCTATAATTTTAGTACTATCTGCATTGATTACGATAGCAGGTTCAACTACGTGAGATGCTGTGATACCCACGACGTTCGCGGTTAAATTTTGTCTATGATCAAAAAATCTCACCGCTGTGGGTAACATAGAATTAAACATATTTGTTGAATATGGATTTCTTTGAAACTGCTGTGAATCTACACTGATTACATCAGCATTCGTTGTAATACCAGATGTATTTATTGTATCATTTGTAAATCTATTATTTATATTTTTGATGGTTTCAATATCTCCTGAAGCATTAAACTGCCCGTATTGAAATCCTAAGAGTCCCCATATACTCTGATCCCAAAAGGTTTCATCTATACCCATATCTTCAATTGAAACTCCGCCATGTGAATCATATATCAATCCGGGAGTTAAATTAATATTCGCAGGGATAAAGGTTTTTTGTGTATTATCTGAAAAAGTTCCACTCAAAGTAATCTCTGAATAAGGATGCATACAAGGAGACCAAGTATCATATTTTAATTGTTTATTTATCTTGAAGCAATCCTCACCTGCCTGAGCTGATGGCGGTGGAGCGAATACATCTGCCGTAGGGTTTGGATCACCTGCCGAATAAAAATTACCTACTTTTTCTGATGAATGAAGATTACTTATCTCAAATCTACTTTCAGTTGTATCAAAATTAAAGAGAGCATTATTCGCACCTAAATATACTTGCCTGATTAATTCACCTAATTCATAATTTATCTGACCATAGTATTGTAAAGGATTGAATCCATTACTCAGCATGATAGCAGAGTTTCCATAAGCACTGAAATGATAATCATATCCTATTTTTGTATCAGCATTTATATTATCACCTGCTTGTTCCTTAAAAAATTCAATAGGTATTCCACCGATAGGTTCTGTAATCAAATCAACATTACCATTATTATTACGAGCAAATCCAAATGCTAAATTTTCATTTGTATCACCATTTGTATCCTCTGTAGTTAAATGACTACAATTTTCATTAAAATAAAAGAATATAGGAATAGATGAACCATCTGAAGCATTTGTTCTTGGAGTATCAGGAAGATTACTCGCTGAAAAACTTACATTATACATATCTGAACCTAAGGCATCAAGGGCACTCGCAAGGTGACCGCTTCCAGATAAACCTAAATGAAGGAATCTTGCTTCTTTTCTAAATGAAGCATTCAAGGAAGCCGAAGTAGCATTCGGATGAAGTGAAGCATAATTAGTTAAATCATTTGAAGCATCTGTGGCGTGATCTAAGAGTTCAGGATACATCCTTTGAGAATCAAAAAATCTCTTTAACTTTACCAAAGTTTCATCATCGTAAGAAAAATTTGTGCTGATTACCGCTGTTCCAGAAACACTATCAGCTATAGTCGTTGTAAGTTTATTGCCGTGATATGATGTTATGTCTCTACCACTTTCAACAAAATCAGGTCGTTTAAAACCTATATGAGAATATGATGATAAATATTCTACACTCGCTATACTATTTACAGATGTATCCCCTACATTTATCGGTAGATGATCTGCTAATGAAGCATTACCAAAAAAATCTTGACATCCTGAAACACTATAATAAGAGTAATTAGCACAAGGGAATGCTTTATAAAGTGTTGAATCTACTACACTGGTCGCTGTAGCACTTATGATATTTTGTGGAGCATCAGTTTTAATTAATTTATCTGTTAAATCACTTGAAATTGAAGAAGGTGAATTATAACCAGCAGGGACGTTTAAAACTACTTTTTGTAGAACCTTATTGTAATCACCCAAAGCGGGATCAGGTTTAGTAGGGACAGGTTGAAGATATGAAGCACTACTGGCTGAACTTACTTCACTATGTCTCCAGATAATTTCAGATCTTTTGAATATTGTATATTTACTATTATCTTGTTTTAATTTTCTTACATCAATTTCAGCACCACAGCAATTTAGAGCGAGAGAAGGGACAAAATCAGGTGTGAATATATGTGAAGCAGTAAAAGGATATGTATTTAATCCTTTAGCATATGAATCTTTATTTACCCAAAATGAAGCATTCGTTAAACCTGCGCCATGCGGGTCTCCTCCGTGAGCACTTTTACCCATAGAAGCAGAACCCCAGTTTCTTGGGAGACATATATTATTTTCACCATTAGTAGTCTTGTAATATGATATTACAACTGATGCTTCATTATCTTTCATTTTTACATTTTGTGATTCATTTGATGATGTTTCATAAGCATAACCACTTGGAGAATATCCTTCACCCACACCTAAATTGAAACCGATAAATGATGAATTAGTAGTTTCAGTAGTAGTGATTACTTTATCACCTAAAACTTCACCATTCATTTGAATAACTGAACCACCTGCCCCCCTTTGAGCGATATGAGCTGATTGAATACTTACCTGATCACCTATATCAATTGTGATACCATTTGAAACTTTATTTGTAAAAATAGCATTATCGCTATCAGCAAGATTACTCGCTGAATATTCTTCACTTGATAACCTATTAGCATCAAGTAAAATAGTTTGAGTATATCCTCCCTGAGACATTTATATAAAGAATAAATTTATTTTTTTAATTTTAGATTAATGAAATTTATAAGAGAGTAGTTGTAGCGAATCCATTACTAATCGTTGTAAGTTTAGCGAGTTCTAACCAAGAACGCTGAGTAAATTTCCCGCCGTTTCCAAGACCATCATATTTGTAGAAATATTCAATACCACGAGTATTAACTCTTTCATTGCGATTGAGACGATACGATAACCAGTTGAAGCGACCATTTACACCTACTTCATCAGCATCATCACCAGAGTTTTGAGCGTATCCCATAAATTCATCACCTGTAAGAGCAGTTCCTTCAGCACAGAACTCTTCACGAGTTACAAAAGGAACCATCCCTTCCGCCTGTGCCGTGTTATGAAACTGCCTAGCAGGATTTGTGACATCAACTGGATATAGGAAACGATCATTATATTTAAGATTCACAGTTAATGAACCATTAAATTTAGTCGCCGCCGGAGCTTCACCAAACGAGTATTTTGCTTCTGGTGAAATACTACAGAATTTATTGGTGACCTGTAAATCACTTGTAGCAAGATCAGGTTGGAGACCTGTGATAACTTTAGTGACAATGCGACCAGCACCACCAAGATTTCTAATGCGAGTCTGCCCGTCATCAGTAGTAGATGATACAGATACTTTACTATGGCGATAATCAAAATGATTCAAGGTGATAGTTTGATTAGCATTCGCATAGGCAGTCATCATTTCTTGAGGATAATATATGTAATCAGCGATTAATTTTAATTCATCCTGATTGATAGAATATGTAGCAGTAGCAGTTCCACTCGGTGCCTGAGCACGATTGACATTTACAGGATCAAAATGTAATTCAACAGATACCTGTTCCTGCATCATATAGAGAGGTAGCTGAGTCTGCTTCAGCATGGGGAATAGTTCAGATAAAGCAATCTGGAATACAGGAGTATTTTTGATATCCGCCCACTGATGGACTTCTAAATCAGGAGTCATAGCAGTAAAGGAAGCACCTGTGTGATCTCTGTATTCACGACCATTAGATAATCCGTAGAAAAAGGATTGAGTATCATTACTTACACCGCCGTTAGTATCATCACTATTATCATATCTAAACTCGTGTGCGATAGATCTACCCGATTGAACTTGTTCCCTTTCCTTTTGATGCTCGTTTGAAATGAAAAGAGATTTGTAAGCAGATAAGAAATTATATCCATCAATCTCTTGAATAGTTTTAGTGCCGATCTTCAAAGCACATCTTGAAACTAACTGATGAATACCTACATTAGGCGAGTAGAAACGACTATTAGCATCAGGTGCCGTTAAACCTAATGTAATTTTTGAATGACTATGAAGGATACCTTTATTTAAGAAAACAAATCTACAAAAAGTATCACTTTTGACTACAGGATCTAGAATAGAAGTTTCTACATCAGTAGCAGTAGTAGTATCCATAGGGGATACTCTCAAAAGATTAGGAACATTAGGGGGAACTGCTTGGCGTTCAACCATAGTTTCCTGAACCTCACCATCAAAATTATCAGGGTCTTCTTTAGGAGCGTTTGACATATCCATATTTATATTATGAATTGTTAAAAAAATTTAAATTAAAAAAATTTATTTACTGAACAACTTGCATTCCTTGCGGACCGAAGACTAAAGTATTCTTAGAATGGACGAAAACGAAAAATGCCTGTGGCGAATCTGTAGTTAAATCAAGACTCATATTGATACCAAAATTGACGTTTCTGAAATCAACACCTTGATCCGAGATATTATCAAATGCGACACCGACACCAAAAGCACATCCACCATCTGCGAAATCTTTATCAAATCTTGTAGCATCCGATAATCTTGAATTTACAGGACCAATTGTAGTTCTTGTGATATCAGCAAATTTAGAAATAGCATTCATGTAATTGTAAATGATCTGTGAATCAACTACTTTATTTTTAGCATCAGTTTGCTGAAGTGTATTGATATTGAAATCAATAGGGAACTTACTACCATTACGAGTAAAAAATAGTTCTTTGATATCAGCAGAAGTTCCATCATTATTAGTTGGATACAGAGTAGCAAGACCATCATATAAGAGATTATTGATATGAGACGCAGGGATGATATTCGCAAAAACTCCAAGAACTCTACTTAATCCTAATTGGAAATTTATAATACCATTTGCCGAGTTGATAGTTTGATAGTAGGAAGATAACGAATTGTATTCATAGGTTCCAGAAGGTTGAGATTTCATCTGGCGGAGCATATCAGGTTCAGGTTCAGCAAGTTCTGCTACAAGGGATACATCACTAAACTCATAAAGAGATTCACTATAACTTCCCGAATCACCATCCGCCATCGTGTGGAATACCTGAGAGTCAGGGGATAAGTGAAGTTCAATCAGAAGACCACCGACCGCCTCAGCCATCAGGGGGATAGGATTACCACCCGATAAGAGACCACAAGGGAGATTCATACAGAAATGATTTTGAGTAGATGAACTAGATGGAATATTTACAACACTCTGAGTCTGTGCTTCATACGATGGAAGGATAAGTGCTGATTCATATAAGTGAGTCATATTATCATCAAGAGAATTGATTGCTGGGAGATACGAGGAAAGGAAACGATTGTAGTGCCTAATAGATTCAAGGGTTTGACCTGTTCTCTGCGATTTGATAGTGAGTGTATCAATAGTAGAATATACACCTAATTTTTCACTCATAGCAAGATTAGAAGTTCCCGAAGTGCTGGAAGAAGCACTCGTTAAAAGAGTTCTAAATTTACCAGTGAATCTTACAGATTGACCTAAAAGCATCCTATCCTGCTCACCGATAATAAACTGAATGACAGGATTACCATCCTTGAAACTGATAGATCCGTTTGCTGTGACGTTGCTTGGGACAATTTCTACATTCATTTGCGACATGTTATTTATATAAATAACACCTTTAAAAATTAATTAATGTAAATTTAAAATTTAGATTTCTTTATCTTTCGTTTGCGTTTTGGAGATATATAAATAGGTGAATCATAATCATCTGGATCATACACACCGAGTTGCCATAGTGCTAATACGCACATAACATAATAATCTTTATCGGATTCTTTTAATTTATATAATTTTCTATTTTGTATATTTTTAATGAATGATTCATATACTTTGATTTGTTCTGGTATTTTTCTATTTTCTTTGAATCCATCAATAATTAATCTTTTCGCTATATTTTTGTAAAAATCACTTGGATGATCTTTTGTAAATTTATTGACTATAAGTATTTTGAAATTTTTGTGATAAACGATTAACGACATGTTTTACAATAAATATAATTAATTTATCTTTAAGCGTAGCATACCTTCGGTTAAACCTGAACTTCTAATCCACCATTCCTGATTACGAGGCGACGCAGGTGAGAAACATAGTTATTCCAGAGTTTATTTTTAGTTTGATCTGCTCCTGTGTATTCAACCTGTAAATTGAAATCCTTACCACGAGCATCATATACAGCATTCTTACCGAGTGCTAATGCTCTGCCTATGAAGAAATTAGATTGGAACTGCCTGAACGATAGAGGTTCTATATCAGCCATCGCGAGTGCCTTTTCACTCTCAATACACCACTGCTGAGAGATACTATTTTTAGCAGAAATCTTAGATACATCAACCTTCCTTGAAGGATTAATCTTTCCATCATAGATAAACTGATATTCTTGTAGATTATCAGAGATACCTACTAAACCACTACGGCACGATCTAACTATGACATCATTTGGATCTTGCTGTTCTACATAAGTAGTGCTACCCGATAATAGTTCTTTAGCTGAGTAGTTTGTAGCATCAGTAGGGATACAAAGGATAGATGTCGCCCTTGATTCAATTAGAGGGAGACGGATATTCGCTACATTATCGCCACTCAGTTGTGAGAATCTGTAATTAGTGAAGGTTCTATAATCATAGTTGATAGTTCCACCTTCCTTCATCATAGACATCATACTATTTTCATATCCATCTGGAACTTGAATCTGTTTTACGATCAATTCAACATCACTCACAGTATAATCAATATCATATGAACTTCTTTCATCTGCCGTTCTATCAACCATAAAGGCACGAGAAGCATTTGAACCACCAAGAGTGAAACCCATAGTAGATGTGATTTCAGTAGTAGTAATCTTAATTTTAGAAGGAGCAGTAGAAGCACTTGTATCTTGTTCTATTTGTCTAATAGTTCCTACTGAACCATTGATGACCTTATTATCATAATCTACCAGAGAAAACTGCTGACCTACTACAAATGGGAAAACATTAGTAGAAGTCATATTATTATCACGAGTGACGTAGAATGAAGTAGTAGTATCGCCATTTTCAAAAGATCCACTTGTATGAGAAGCAGTATCACTACCCGTGATAGAATGGAACATAGGATTTAATCTTAAAGATCTATCCTTTGCTACCGAATCTAATTTTCTGAAAACCTTTTTCTTTTCTTGAAGTAAAATTTCAATGAATATACCATCCGTGAGTAGAGCAGGGAAGACTGCTTCATTTCTAAAGAGACCTGTGTTTAAGTGAAGTTCGCCTTTTACGACCTTAAGTTCATTATCAGTTCCAGCGGTGAAAGAAGAGGTTAAGGTAGGAGTTGATCCTGTGATAGTAGAGAAGTAAGGATTACTGAGACAATTGCCCTGAATAGTTTTAGTGGTTCCAAGGGTTCCACGACATGCTGGGTCATAATCAGTAGTTCCTTCAGTTAAAGCACGTTTCTTTTTGAGATTATCATTTGTTTCATAATCAAAGCGTAGAGCAGTTAAAATATCATAACCTTCTATCTCTTCTAAAAGTGCGGTTTTACGACCACTAAAGATACGAATACTTCTGATTAAAGAGTGGAGACCAGTTTGAGCGTCAAGCTGAGTTCTTAATACTTCACTTGCCGAAGGTAAAGCAAATGATACATTCATCTTCAAACGGGACTGCGATAAATCAATAAATTTTGATGTTGGAGGGATGTATAAATCAATCTTACCACCTGATTTATAATTAAGTCCATTCTCACTTGGAATAGATACATCAGTTTGACCTACTTGGATTTTATCAGAGGATACGAAAAAAGAACTCATTATTTATAATATGACATTCAAAAAAATTTAAAATTATAATATTTAAAAACTACCTGTTCCCGTGATCTGTGTTTTAGCTGAAGGTAATTGAGATGCGACCAATCCCATACTCTGGAAAGCAGGTGAAACTTTAACTGATGTGAGTTTAGGAGGTGGGACTGCTCTATCTTTATCAGTTTTTTTCTTATCTATATCATCACTTATGTCTTTCACAGTATCCATAATACCACCAGTTAAATTTAATATACCGCCTACTACTTCCAAAGGTGGGAATGCGATACCTGCTACATCAGCGATAGCTCCTGCTTCTTGGAATTTATCCGCAGTAGATTCACCACTAAATATATTTTTAGGAGGTTTTGAAAATATATTTTCAATATTTTTACCGATATCAACAGCACCACTAAAATCTCCTAATGCTTTACCACCGATCTCAGATATAGCAGATAATCCTGCATCACCGACCTTACCTAAGGTCGCAAATTTTAATCCTTTTTTGATGACAGCTGATGCGAGACCTGAACTTTCACGTTCTGTCGCCTGAGTAATAGTTTTAGTAGTATCACCTGCGATATTACCTGCGTCAATCGCTTCTTGACCTGCTCTTTCAGCATCTGATAAACTTTGTGTGACTCTACCATCTTCACCTACTTCACCTAATTCAAGTGTAGTAGATTTAGGTTTAGGTTCTCCATATACAATAGCGTGAGCGGTATTTTTTATATTATTTGCTCTTTCACTCATTTCCTTTGAAACATACCCAGCAAATCCATTTTCACGAATAGATGATCCTGCCTGAACTAAACCTACACCAGCACCAGCGAGACCAGTACCATCTTTGAAACCATATTTCGCTTCATCTTCTTCTTCACGCCTTTTATCATCCGCTAAATCATTTGCTTTCTGTTGTGTTTGTTCCTTAAATTTTTCTCTTGCCTGTTGATTATGAACTAAAACACCATCATTAAAATTTTTCACACGAGCATTAAACGCAGTCCCTTGAGATAACGCATCAGAATATCCATATAACGACATTATTTATAAGATATTTTTTATTTTATTTATTTTATGATATTTTTATAAATGGACTTAGTTATCGCAGGGGCAATCATCAAAGATTATTCTATGATTGAAAAATGTATTGAATCATTACCTGAATATGATTTCAATAATAAATTTATCTTGTTTGATGGATATAATGGCACCGAAGGAGCAGGATTATTTAAAGATGAATACAATGCTTACAAAGAATATATCGCTAAAAAATATCCTGATTTTTTAGTGATATCATTTGATGAGAATATTTATTTCAGGGACATGATTGAAAAAATATGTGAGATATCCAGTGCTGAAAGATTATTCGTTATTCAAGATGATGTAATCGCTCACAAAATGGATTTGAAACAAATTGAAATTCAAATGAACTATGTTGAAGATCTTAAGATTTTATGTTTTCCACATAAATATATCCCACCTGAGGGAACTCATTGGTATGAACCCTTTGATGATACATACCCTTTGCCTTTCATCAAGAGTCACGGATTTAGTGAAAGGATCTTTATATGTGATAGATTAAATATGATTAACATTTGTAATGATTCACCAAAAAATAACAAAATGGAAAAGAGATTCATAGAGTTTATTTATCAAACTACTATGAAAAGAAGAATCTGGAAGGTTGGAAATGATAAAGAAAAGGAGATATACTGGAAAAAATTTGGATCATATTTTCATCACGATATAACACATACTCATCAGTGCGGAAAAAGAAGAATATAAATTTATTTATTTTAATAAATTAAATATGATACCAAAGATCATTCATCAAATATTTTGGAATTTCAAAGGTAAGGAGTTAGATGAAATAGAAGTATTTAGAGAAAGTGTAGATGAAACTAAAAAATTTTGTAGTGAATGGAACTATGAATATAAGATGTGGGACTTAAAGGATTGTGAAGAATTGATAGTTGAAAAATTCCCTGAATATATTGATCTTTGGACAGAGTTTAGATATGATATTCAAAGATGTGATTTTATTAGATATTGTATCTTGTATGAGTATGGAGGATGGTATATTGATTGTGATGTATATCCTATTCAAAATTTAGAATCATTAAGAGATAATGAAATAGTATTTACTACTTGGAATGATGATAAACATAGAAAACCTTACAACGCTGTGATGGGATCATTCGCTAAAAACTCCTTGTTTAGAAAAATATGTAATGATATTGAATTCAGAGTGATTCAAAAACAAAATATAAAAATATACGATGATTGGAAAGGTAGATTAGTATTCTATACAACAGGTCATAGAATGCTACAAAAACATGTCCCAAAAGATAAAATATTTGATTTAATGTTGATATACAATGAAAAAAAGAATATTTACATTACTTCAGATAATCCATATTTCTTTGATAATAATGCCTCACTCTGGCATAGCGAGTGATACATCACCTTCAAAGAGTAATTTATCACCCTCAGCTATCTGCTCTTCAAAATTTCTAAATGCTCTTGCTGGATTACTTTGAAGATCTAAATATAAGAAATCATATCTCTGCTCGGTTGCCTTAGCATAAATTTTTCTAAATTTTTCATCACCACCAAACATTCCTGAAAATTCTAGTGATATCTTATCCAATTCACTCATATTCTGTAAATTACCGCAGATAAAAGCATTTGTATTATTTCTAATTGTAGGACCGACCGCTTTGAAACTTTGAACTGATACTGCTAATAATCCTACACCATAGTGCCGAGATCTTGTGACAAGATGATTCAGGTAAGAGTTTCTTTTTACTGAACCAAGGATATCATCAAAAATCATGCCGATAAAAGGTCTTTCATCATCTTCAAATTGTTTCTGCTGTTCTATGATCCCTGCTAAAACGTTATCATCATAACCTGTATAGCAATCACACGCTTTTCTTAAAAAACGTGATGTGACATCTTGATCTATTGTATTACTCATAATAGTAATATTATCCATCGCATCTTTATAGAAGTCATCTCTCAAAATGAGATTACTCAATATTGTAGATTTACCAGATTTGGTCGGCATCACAAGACACATAATACAGGGAAGTTCAGGTAAATTTGGATGAGTAATTTTTCTGGGTTTTTCTTTAGGTGGATCCTTAACAGGAAATATCTGTGGAGCAGGTGTAGATTCCATTATTATAAATATACTTTGATTTTATTTTATTTCATTAAATGTTTATGTAAAGAAAGATCGCCAAGGATCATTATTTTGGACTTGCCGAGGTTGAATCGCTCTGGCTATTGTTGCCCTCATCTTCTCCTCTTCTAATCGTTTCTTTTCTGCTTCACGTTTCTCTTTTTTCTGTTGTTTTCTCAAAGTATCATATTGTGATATAGCAGATAAAACAGCATTATCTAAATCTTCTTTTGTGAATCCATTTACTTTTTCAGGTTTCAAGTTATTTATTTTATCTTGTTCTGCCCTTTGTTTTTTTAATGAATCTTCTTCTTCCTTTTTCTTCTTATCTAAGATCTTTTTTTCTGCCTTTGCGACTAGTGCTTCTTCCTTTTCCTTTGCTTTACGCTCACGCTCTAATCTACGTTTTTCAGATGCTATCTCTCTCATCTTTGCTAAATGTGCTCTTTGTTTATCACTCATAGGTGCTTTTCTTACATATTTTCTTTTACCTTTTTTTTCTGGGAACTCCAAGTTAGTTTGAGGTGTATCTTCTGTAACAGGTGCTATTTTTTGAGGGATACGCTCTTTAAATACTTCATCTTCATCTGGTATTTCACGCTCTTCAACATTTATGATATCCTGCTTATCTTCACTCTCTGCTGCGCTTGCTATTATATCATCCATCAAATCCATATTACCAGATTCAGGTAGTTTATTATCTGCTGTTTCACTTGCTGGTTCTGGTTCGGGTTTCTGAACTTCTATAGTCGGCAAAAGTTTATCCATTTATAATATGATAAACAAAAATAAAGATAGAGAAAAGATAGAATTAAAATATTTATAATTTGGATTTAGTACGTATATGAAATACTACTTCAGATGATCCAGTTAAATCTTTAGCGAATGTTTCATCCTTCCTTACAAAATGAACATCTAAATCTGTGATTGTAAAATCTGTAGGATTATTCAAATCAATGTAGGTTTTATCAGGGTTTTGAAAGAACAGAGCACCAGTTTCAGCACCACTATTATCAAATCTGGGAACCTGAAATAATATCTTAGATGGATTACCAGTTCCAAAATTCAAAGTTTTATGATTCAGAGTTGGAACTCTAATGAATGTAGAATTTTCTGAAGTCATAGAAGGTCTTGTAGTAGATGTGAATGAAGCATTACCACCCTGAGCTCCCGTAGTTGTGACACTATTTTCAATAGGAGCAACAGCAAAAGGAGCAAATCCTAATACATTCATACTATTCGGCGTCCATTCCTGAATTACATTTTGAGTATATCTTTCAGATTTTCCACAGATCAATAAAGGTTCATATGATGCAAGAGCAGAACCATTCCTGCCGTGGTAAGGTCTTGTGAAAGAAGATGTATGCGGAACATTAAATTCATCTTCATAATTTACAAGTGATTTCATAATATCCCTGAAATCTAATGCTTTCGGCCAAGTTTTCGCACCCGTCCAAGGATCATTTACAACATATAATCCAGTATTATCATCCACCGCTTCTTCAAATACATCATCCATATCAGCGTGAATACACGATTTGAACGCCCAGTTATTTACTAGTTTATTATTAAACATAGTTGAATTTGTCCTACAACGATAAACAGATATATCTACATCATCACCATTATCATATAAACCAATAGTGGGATACATTTTCCAGCAGTTTTGATTCACAGGTTTAGTGACTTGATCTTTAAATGAAGCAGATATTGTATTAGGAGCAACAACTACTTGACCTGAAGCAGTTATATGTAGTTTTTCATTATCAATATGGAATGTGATATCTGTAATAGAAGCAGATGGAATAGGATTCGCACTTACAAAAGAACTATTAGCAGAATTTGAAGCAGATGTAGAAGTATCAGTATCATTATAATAAACTACCTCACTCATAACCATTTTACCACTACCTTCACTATCAGGCATACTCTGATAAACACGGATAAATCCATCTTCACCTGATTCAACAGCATAATCAAACATCATGTCTTCATCGGGACCGAGACCTTCTTTAGTTCCACTATGAGAAAAATGTTTCAAAGTAGGATTTGATGTAATATATTCAGCATCAGCAGGAGCATTGTATATAGGACGCATCAATCCTACAACCCAAGTATCTTGACTCGTCAAAAAATTATGAAATTTTAATTTACCATCAAATAAAGATATCGGCCCACCTTTATCATCTTCAGGTTGTAATTGGACGAATGTATCATCCGCCTGAGCTGTGAGTGTTGTTCCGTTCCACTGAGCATCACCAAATATAACTTTTTCAGTTCCAGAGGGTGGAACTACTGAAGTAGCACAAGCAGATACCTGTGGGATATTATATCTGAAACCCTGAAAAGGATGGACTACAGATGTAGTATTATGAATAGGTGTCATAGTAATATTATTACTATTAATTTCAGGATGTAGTGAATACGCCATTTTCAGGATCGGTAAAAATGAATCCTTAAAATCAGAGGGTGATAAATTACGATCAATCTTATTGATACTTGGTATAATCCACGACATAGATTCACTTAATGAAGCATTTGTAGTGAGTCTTTCACCCATCCAAAATAGCGTCACCTGCCCCTGCTCGTAATCTAAAGAAGGATTACGATTAATTTTTACACTCTCAACTGCTATCTCTGAATTAGCAGGTATCTTAACACCTGATTTAAAATCATTCCTAAATTGATACGGAGCAGAAATACTTAACTGAGGAATATTACTTGGATCTTGTGAAGAAGTAATTATCAAAGACATTTTATATTATGAACCCTTAAAAAAAATAAATTTATTAAATTATAATTTATGCCTAAGCGAAGCAAACATCAGAAAAAATCAAAAAATACTATGAAAGATGTAAAGGATACATCAAGGGCAGGTAAAGGATGTCCCATGCCGATGACTAAATTTTATGTGGATGTTGAAGCAGGTATCAAGAAGGATAAAGAAGTGAAAGAAAAAGATGTATTTAATTTTAATTATTCCAAAAAATCTAACTCCGTTAGGAAATAAAAATATAAATATCTTATTATTTTAGATTAATGTTTGGTATCGCTTATCCATTAACTTCTTTTCCAAGTGGAGGAGTTTTTAGTGATATCCCTGATTATTATTACGAGTATCAATATGAATACAACAAAAGAGTAAAAGAAGAAGAATCTAAAAGAAAAGATCAAAATAGATTTAGAAATTTTGATCCTTTCTTTAATATGGGTGAAAGGGAGTTCCCTGCTAGTTTTGAAGAAGTAGAACCTGAAGATCAAATAGATTATCCTTATAGTGTATTCGGCTTGAAGAGGTCGGCATCAGATGAAGATATGAAAAAAGCATATCATAGAGCAATAAGGGAAACCCATCCTGATAAAACAGGTGAAGATAGTGAAGATGCTTTTAGAGAAGTTCAGGAAGCATATGAATTTTACAAAATGTATGAAGTCTAATTTCAACCATTCGCTAAAAATTTCTAGGGTTCCAAAACGGCACTTTTCAGAATTTATCCTTTTTTGAAATTGGATTCACATACTATCAAACTTGAAAATGTGAAAAGTTCCATTTCGGCACTTTCATTTAAAGTTAAATTATTATATATTGAATAAATATAATGCCTTCATATACTCCAAATCAAATCACCAAAGATGAAATGATTGAAATAATCCGAGAAAAGATGTTATCTCAAAGTAATAATATTACTGAAAATCAAAGGAAAAAATTCAAAAAATCTTTATCACCCCACCAAGTAGCAGGATCTAATGTTAAAGATTTCTTAGTTGATTTACTACTCACTACACAAAATAGATTAAATCATCTTGAATATGAATTCGCATCTATGAAAAGAGAAAATGAAAGATTAGAAAACATAATACAGGCGAAACGTTGAAAATTTGATTTCAACTTAAAGATTAGACTTGTATAAAGATTGTGTGTATAATGTCTTCAAAGACCTATAAAAGATATCCTCCTAGTGATGCTCTCAAAAAGGGTTGTGCTTCAACTATTGAGAGTGCTTGTGTTAAAATACGAATAGCTCAGGAGTATGTAGAAATAAGAGACAAATATAAAGTTCTTAAAACTGAATATCAAAAACTAAAAGTGAAATTAGAACAGATGGAACAACTCAAAAAAGATAATGATAGTAAATTAATCCAACTTACAAAAAAGAATGATACAATCAATAAACTTCATACAACTATTACTCAGCTGAATAATCAGATAAAAGTTATGAAAGAAACCTCTGTTGATAGGGGCGACGCTCAAAGACTTGAAGGTAAATTAAAGAAAAAGGATCAGGAAATTGAAGAGTTAAAGAAACAGATTGATAGTACTAAAATTAATGCTCTTACTCATTTAGAGAATCAGATTAATCAACTGAAAATAGAAAATCAAAAATTGAAAACTACTATGAAAGATTGGGGTGATATGGATTCGGTTATTGAAGGTTGGAAAAAAGCGATTAGAAATAAGGATGAAAAAATTAAAAATCTTGAAGAACAATTGAATCAAGATAATACTCAAAGTAGATTTGATATGATAAGGGTTTTATCAGATGATATCAAAAAAGTATCAGATGAAAATATACAACTTAAAAAAGATAATGAAACTTTGAAAGCG